TGTTGAACCATCATTGCCAGCGGTGCTGATGGCATAGATGTACAATTGATTTGAAACTGCACGAGCCGTGACGCCAGTGATGCTGGCACTGTTGATAGCAGTGGCTAGGCCGGCAACTGTATTTGTGGCACCAACTGTGACTGTAGTACCGTTAATGATCATGTTAGCACCAACTGTTAATGGTGTAGTAACTGTGTTAGTTCCTGCCACTGCTGGGAATGAAGTTTTCCAAGCATTGCTACCAAGTTGGTTCCATGTATTATCGTACTTTTTGTAGTAGGTAAAGATGTATTGATCAATTGTGACCACTGCATAATCACCGATGCTACCAACTGTGCTCAATGGAGTATTATCAGCAATTGGATTAGTTCCGTTGCCACCAACAACATCTGTTGAATCAGTAATTACAGTTGGCGTTTGTAAATCAAATGTTTGTGTAGCGGCATTCCATTCAAATATGCCCCATGTGGTCACACCAGTATCAACCCAGTATGTACCGTTAGCGGCTGATCCTGTTGGACGAGTCAAACTGGCTGTGAGTGCTGTCAAGTCAATGTCGGCACGTTGTACGTAGCAACGATTGCTAACGCCCAGCGCAGAATAAGCGGCAAGTAGGCCGTATTCATTGAGTTCATATCCGTTGATAGGAGTACCTGTTGTTGTGTTGTAGAAAAACGGTACACCAAATGTTTGTGCCAGGTCGCGCTGGCTGGTAATCAAATATGTTTTGTTTGCATTAGCGGCAAGAGTACCGGCTGCTACAGTGATTCCGTCACTGGATACTTTGTTTTGCGCTGTGGCAACCAAAAAGTAAGGTACTGTGTTAACAGCTGAAGGTACGTATTGACTCTGGTCAATTACTGTTACTTCTACGCCTGGTGATGTTAAAGCCATAATGGTTTCCTTTTCAAGTTCTAATATTTATTGACAAGTGTCAAAAACAACGAAGTTGAGCACCCTTTGGCAAAGGTCCACCATAAATAAGCCATGCAAAGACCCATTTGTCAGTCATGTCATCAACGACCTTGTGCTGTAAACTACCGAAAACAAGATGTTGCCCACTATAGATCAAAGTGTGAGAACTGCACCAGAAAAGGGCGTGGCCTCAAACCACGTGAATCAAGATGGAAGTCTGCCGGTTACAAGAAAAAACTCGCATGTGACAAATGCGGGTTTAAAGCCAAACTGCTGACGCAATTATTGGTGTTTCATGTTGACGGGAATCTCAATAATTCGGAGCAACGAAATTTAAAAACAGTTTGTCTTAACTGTGTTGAGTTAATTAAAAAAACCGATGTTACATGGCGCCAGGGTGATCTTGAACCAGATTTTTAACTTGCTGGTAGAGATCATCTAGTGTGCCGTTGTTGTCTAGCACCGCATCAAAATCTGTGCCAACCCAGGCAGTTTCGCTTGCATGAATTCCTAGTTTTTCCAGTTTGCGATGACTAATCGACCAGGTACTATTACCATTGGCTCCACGATTTACACTCAATGCGGCGTCATACCAGGCGGGTTCTGGACCACGAATTACCCTGATGACTCGACCCCCGGCGTTTTTAATAGCACGGATTTCATTGGGAAAACGGCAATCCGAAATAACAACATCATCTTGACTGTGACGTAGTTTGTTTTCTAAACTAGCAATCCATATATCATCATGGAATCCGGCCCTGCACACTTCTGTACCCCAATACTGCAAGATCCAACGCGGTGTAAGTGTGGGCATGTGCAGGCGTTCTGCCCACCACGGATCAACTTGCTCGCGCCATTCACGGGCCATTTTAGTACGGCCTTCCAGCATGGTTCTGTCCCAACCGAATACTTGTGCTATTGCATCTTTTAGTGTGCTTGCAAAACTTTCTCTACGAAAGTGATGCAAGTTTACCAAGTAATCAGCAATGGTATCTTTGCCCGAACCAATAAAGCCACAAATACCTATGATCATTTGAGTTCCTTTACATTAAGATGTTGAAGTGTTGTTTGTAGCATACCAATTTGCCTGCGGCAGTCTTCGAGAGCATGGTGGCTAGTAGGGGGAATAGGCAGTTCAGGCCATAGGCTAAACACAGTTCTTGAGTCTCGTACCTGATAGTATTTCCACGGCAAAGGTTTGCTGTAACTTTTGTAGGCATGCTCAAGAATGTTCATGTCGTATGTGGGACCTTGGGCCCAGATTAGTTTAGCGTGCCAAATCAACCGGCCCAACTCATCTAATGCTTGATCTAACGGGATACGATCTTGTTCCCCAAATGCTTCTTCACGGGCATGTTCTGGTTGAGTCGCCCACCAGGCTATTGTGCCATCATCAATTGCACGATTTTCTTGGCTTTCCAATGTGACTCTAGCATAGTAATGTCGATCGTAATGGCCCGACCCGAACGGATCAAACGCCTGAGCGGCTATGGTAAGGATAGTAGTGTCGGGACCTGTTGCTAGTCCCTCAAGATCAATCATCAAGTGCATTCAATGATTGTAACACAACTGCAATAGTTTGTCGAGTAGCGTTTAACCAATTACCCAAGTTAACGGCTGCGAGGCATCCACATACATAACCAATTCTTGTATTTTAGCATCCATTATGGCTTGACCTTCTGACTTCATTGCGGCACCGTTTAGTTGTCCGCCGCCCTGTGGTCCAGCAATGGTTGAGAACTTTTCACGGGCTTCACCAATGATCATTTTACAAGCACCAACCATGTAGTCCCGGATCCATTGCTGGATTTGATAGTCGCTCAACAATTGAATTTCAGGTTTGGTTTGGTAAACCCAAAGTAACACGTTTTCGCCAGTGCCTTTCGGGTCACGGATCAGTTGCAGTTTTTTGGTCACAGGATTCCAGGTGTAGTTCATATAGGCACCAAACATACGTCCGGCCAATTCAACATACTGTGAGTAGAAATCGTATGTGGCAAGTCCACCTGCCACGTTGAAGTTCATAAGGTAAACGTTGATTGAGGCTTGTGCAAACGGATCAAAGTTACTGGCAAACGGACCAGTTGAGTCGCCAAATGTTCTACGGAATATTTGTCGCACACTTTGCACTTCTTGCGGCAAGGTGTAGATGTTAAGATCTCGAATCAACTCCATGAAGATGTAGGCTTCTTCGTAGGCATTCTGCGCACGTTGACGATATACACCTAGAGTGCGTTGATAAGCGGCTTCATAGTGTGCGGGGTCTAATTCAAGATCAATAATTTGATCGCCCATGGTTAATTTGCAATACTCAATAAGATTTTGCTTTAACTCAGGTAGTGTATTTTGTTCAGCCATTGGGGAACTCCGTTCCCCCTTATTTACCAGGCCTTTAGTACTATCAAGTTCTCAGTACCTCGGGCATTCCAAGGTGTTTCTGTGGTGGTTAAATCCTTGTAGATCTTTCTAGCGGCTGGCTTGCCTGCGGCTTGTATAGCCCGGACAACGTCTGCTGGCTTACGCACAGTTTTTTGTAGCGTTTCCACAGTGCTGTATCCAATTATGCTGTTGTTTTTTATGGTAAACGCCTGTGTGTGGCTGTCTGCCACAAGGTGGATCAGTTTGCGTTTCTTGGTATCGTACAACCAGGCTTCGGCCTTGTCTACCAGGTTTGCGGCAGGCAGTCCTTTGAGTTTGAGTTCAGCAAACTCTAGTATATGTTTGAACTTGGCCGCACGTTTTTCTGGGGGTACTGCTTTGACCTTGCGTGGCTTGCGTTCCACTTTCTTGATCTGTACATAAGCACCACAGTCATTGATCACTGCTTCGCAAAACTTCACACAGTTACGCAATTGGATTTTGGTCAAGTAAGAGTATGCTTCTACCAGTAGTGGGTCACGACCTTCTACTGCTTCTTCAAATTCTGCCAATTTGCGTTTCCAACGATTGGCAATATCACTGATCATTTGCGGCACCACGTTCATGCCACGGATAACCATGATAGGCTTGTAGTCCGCTGACATCTTGGCACCTGACAACATAAATTCGTCAAACATAGCGTCAAGTTCTGCACCGCACTCACTGACTTTTTCACGCAGTCGATCTTGTATGTTGGGTTTGGCCGGGCCTTCTGCGGCTGGCTCAGATTCCACTTCCGCTGTTTGTTTGCTGGTTAATATTTCTTTAAGCAAAATATCCAGTTTGATTTCTTCATGGTCGTCTAACTGTAACCCTACCATCTTCATACGGCACAACCAGCCTGTGGTCAAACGTATGGCTGAATCTGGGATACTTTTCAGTGTACGCACATCTGCCTTACGGTCTTGTGACTCCAAATAGTTCACAATCATCTCACGAGCATCTTTTTTACCGTAAAAATAATTGTACCACGAAAATGCTTTGCTCAAAGCACTGATGCGATTGTCTGTGGGTTGGGCTCGCCACGCAGGTTCTCCGCCCATGACGTTGGTATCTGAACTACGGGGGTTTAGCAGTTTAACGGGTTTCATGCAGGCTCCTTTAGTGGTAATGTTGTAATTATAGCACTTTGGGATTTATTGGTCAACCGCCCATAAATACTTGACTATGCCACGCCTAAGCCTATACCGCCCTAACCGAACCCGCGATTACCAATTTTTGGACCGCACAATCTCCGAAATGTACACAGTCGGGGGAATGGATATTTTTCTGCACCGATACATGGGACCGCAAACCGGCGGCGAAGATTCGGCATTTTCGGGCAACGGCGACGCTACCCAACCAATTTACGATACCTTAGATCCGCTAAACATCCAAGACTTGCTGTTGTTAGAAAACCGTGACAGAATTTACGATCCGGATGTTTATGTCATGCGTGGAGTTTACAATCACCAGGACATTGACTTTGACCTAACACAGTTTGGCTTGTTCTTGAACAACGATACCTTGTTCATCACATTCCACTTCAACGACATGATTGATAGCCTAGGGCGCAAGATCATGAACGGTGATGTATTAGAAGTGCCCAACTTAAAAGATTACTATCCACTAAATCAATCAATTCCTCAACCGTTGCCTCGCTACTATGTGGTGCAAGATGCTGACTATGCCACAGAAGGCATGAGCCAAACTTGGTTGCCACACACCTGGCGTGTTAAAGCAACGCCAATGACCAACAATCAAGAGTTCAAAGACATACTCAAGAAACCAGTTGTGTCAGAAAACATCTGGGACAACGGCAACTTCTATCCTACAGGTTGGGTTACAAATTATGGTGATGTGTATTATCAAGCCCGACAGAATGTACCTGCTGGTACAGACATCAACAACACTGACTACTGGCAAGTGTACACTCCGCCTACACAAAGTGATGTATTCAGTACCCGTCCCAAAGACAATCAAATCAACGATGCGATTCTTACACAAGCCGATGTGGAAGTACCAGCATCAGGTTACGATGTTAAACCGCTTTATGTTGTGGCCACTTTGGACAACGGGCAACCGGCCAATCCTACTAGCCTGACCACAATAAATGGCGACACAGTGGACGGCACACAAGGTGGCATGAATGTGACCCCAAAGGCCGATGGTTACACTGTGGGTTACTTGACCGGAGATGGTGTTCCACCAAATGGATTGCCAGTAACAAGTGGTGTACAATTCCCGCTTGGTGCAGTGGCAGGCGACTACTGCTTGCGAGTAGATTACTTCCCCAATCGCTTGTTCCGCTACGACAGCAAGCGTTGGGTCAAAATCGAGGACAAAGTGCGAACAAATCTCAACAACGGGCCTGCCAATGATACTTTACGGTCAGGCTTTGTTAACAATACATACACTACGCCCACAACAGATCTTGGCAATATTCCACAACGTCAGAGTCTCAGCCAGATACTTCGACCACGTGCCGACAACGGAGACCAGAAAGGTTTCCTGGATCCAAAGCCGCCACCAGACACACAACCGGGCCAGAAATCGAGTTAATCATGAGTCAAATGTTCTTTTACGATGCGCAAATCCGCCGTTTCCTATTACAGTTTACACGGATTGTCAGCAACTTTCAAATTGAATACGGTAACGAAACAGATGGTGTTAACAATGCCGCTTTGATACGTGTGCCTGTTCGTTATGGTGATGCTAGTCGTAATGCACAAGTTATCATTCAAGAGAACAGCCGCAACTCAATGCCGGCGTCGCCATTGATGACTTTTTATGTGTCGAGTTTGGATTATGATCGTCCCAGAATGCAAGAGCCCTATCACGTGAGCAAACTCAATGTGCGTCAACGCACCTATGATACCGAAACTGATTCATTTGAAACCACACAAGGCAATGCGTTTACTGTGGAACGACTGATGCCTGTGCCTTATAAACTGGGTATTACCTTAGACATCTGGACGTCAAACACCAATCAAAAAATGCAGTTGTTGGAACAAATCTTGACCTTGTTCAATCCCAGCCTAGAAGTGCAAAGCACAGACAACTTCATTGACTGGACCAGTTTGAGTGTGGTTGATCTAGAGTCAGTGACCTGGACGTCAAGGACTGTTCCAATTGGTACAGAGAATCCTATCGACATGGCCACTATCAAATTCAGTTTGCCAATTTGGATCAGTTCTCCGGCCAAGGTCAAAAAACTAGGTGTGGTCGAGCGTGTGATCATGAGTATGTATGATGCGCAAGGCGATCTGAGTAATGCTGTTACAGACAACGATTTATTGTTAGGTACCAGAGTTATAGTGACTCCTTGGAACTACGAAATTGTGGTAATTGGCAATCAAATACAATGTTTACAAGGTCGTACCATTGTGCCTAACGGTTCAAACGAAGATTTAACTCCTACGCAAATTGTAGCAGGCAGTAGCCTATTGTGGCCGGCTGTGATCAATGCTTATGGTGTACTGCGTCCAGGTATTAGTCAAGTACGGCTAGATCAAGAAGACGGCACCACAATTGTAGGCACCATTGTTATAAATCCCAACGATGATCGATTGTTAATTTACAACATTGACCAAGATACCGCACCACAAAATACCCTAGATCCCATTACTGCTATTATCGATCCGCTAATTTCAGGCCCCAATTATGGACTACCTGCACCGGCTGTGGGGCAACGTTATTTGTTAACCGATGCTACTGGATCAAATATTAATACCTATCCAGCCGAAGCATGGCAAGGTGCTGTGGGTCAACAATTAATAGCCTCAGCCAATGATGTGATTGAGTGGACTGGTACGTACTGGCGAATTGTTTTTAATAGTGTTGCTCAAGCAGATACTATCCAATACGTCACAAATATCACAACAGGTGTTCAATACGAATGGACTGGTATAGAGTGGGTCAAAAGTTATCAGGGTGTGTACGTGGGGGGCACATGGAGTCTAGTGCTTTGAAGGCAGTGGGTGTATGGTTCCGTAGTCGAGACACCAAACGTTATCTTTATCTCTTGCGCAACGACGTCAAGCACCCGGGTGCATGGGGCCTGCCCGGTGGCAAGATTGAAACAGGCGAAACATTGTTGGGTGGTATGGAACGTGAATGTATAGAAGAATTAGGTTTCTTTCCCACATACCAGAGATTGATACCATTGGAAAAATTTACATCAGCCGATTTGGCTTTTGAGTATCACACTTGGATTTGCGTTGTAGATACAGAGTTTACACCTAGACTCAACTACGAACACCTGGGTTATGCCTGGATTGATGCAGGTACTTGGCCCAAGCCCATGCATCCTGGTTTATGGAATACCATGAATATTGATGCTGTTCAGCAAAAGATTCAGCAGGTAGAACAGACGTTATAGTCTACCGACCACAATCTCAATTGTACCTGACACACCATCAAAATTTTCTAGTGCTTTGCCAATCACTGTGCCCATAGCAGGCGCGGCACTGGCTTGTGCGTATCCATTGCCGGCGGTGACCATCATGTCACCTTTGCGTACTGTACCTATAACTTGAGTTGGCACACGACCTGTCAATGCCACTGCTACCTTGTGTTCACTTTCAAGTACACTGTTCATCAAGTGAGCAGGGTTAGTAGATACAACTCCGGCCACTCTTGGATCAGCATCTGCTGTTGATATGGTAACTTCATTGTTGCCACCAAATATCAACACAGTGCCTGGATCGTACTTGGCATCTGCTGAATAAAGTTCTGCCAAGTCAGCGTATTGTGCTGTGGTTGCTTTACCAAACACAGTGTTAAAATAAACAGTTGCGTTGCCAATATTGCCAACACCGTTGGCATTGTTGTTGACAATATTACCACCACTGATGTTACCAGTTGATACTGTTAAACTTGAACCAGTAATTGCCGCACCTGTAATAGCACCAGTAACTGAGACTACAGCGCCCAAGTGACTTGTTCCAGTTACTGTACCAGTTGCTGATATTATTCCAGCAGTTAAAATATTGCCACCTGTGACGTTCCCAGTTGCGCTAACAATAGCGCCGGTTACTTGACTTGCACCACTTGCGCCTGCTAATACTGTTTGGCCGCCTGCTGGATTGGTCATTACAATAGCGGTGGCGTTGGCACTGATTGTTGAGTTGCCCAAGTAAATTGTACTGTTGCTCAACCATAGATCTCGCCAACGTTGTGTGTTCGAACCTAGATCATAAGTGATGTTGGCTGCCGGTAATATATTACCAATCACGTTTCCACTAATGCTTAATCCACCGGTTAGTATGTTGCCATGTGTAGCGTTGCCTGTGGAACTCATTATTCCACTTGTTAATATGTTTCCACCTGTAACGTTGGCAGTAACAGATACTACTGAACCTAAGAAACTTGATCCAGTTACTGTACCAGTTGCACTTACCAAACCCGCAGTTAATAGGTTACCGCCAGTAATGTTGGCAGCACTTGTGATAGTTGATGTGGCAGAGATTAAGCCACCTGTCAAGAAGTTGCCACCGGTTACGTTACCACTGGTTGATATAACGTTTGAACCTAATGAGGCCAAATTGGAGTTGGAATACCCTGCTGGTAAACCAGTCAATTGACTTCCGTTACCAATAAAAACATTGCCAGCAATGTTACCAGTTGCTGATACAATACCAATAGTTAGATAGTTTGCCGCGGTGCTGTTACCGGTGGAACTGATTAATCCGTTGTTTAGGATGTTACCACCGGTTACGTTGCCGGTTACACTGACTACTGAGCCCAAATGACTTGTGCCAGTTACCGTACCAGTGGCACTTACCAATCCACCTGTTAGTACGTTACCACCGGTTACGTTACCACTCACACTTGAACTTGTGCCGGTGATTACACCGCCCACCACACTTGCACCGGTGATTGTGCCGGTGGCACTGATCAATCCGCTGGTCAAGATGTTGCCACCAGAGATATTGGCCGTGGCCGATATCAGGCCGCTGGTGTTCAAACTGCCTGCCGAAATGTTGCCGGCGCTGACATTGGCCACAGTGGTATTGCCGCTGACGCTGAGTGTGCCGGTGGCACTGATCAATCCGCTGGTCAAGATGTTGCCACCAGAGATATTGGCCGTGGATACAATGTTGCCACTGGCGCTGGCAAGGCCTGTTATATAAGCACCTGTTGTGGCAAACACTGCCACATTTGCAGTGCCGCCAACTCCGACAGTGACGTTGCCACTCGAAATTGCTACAGTGACATTTGAAGTACCGTTGGCTATCAACGATGGTGTGCCACCAGCAATACCAGTGAGTAGTGCTCCGTTACCAAGAAAGTAACTGCCGGTGACGTTGCCTGTTGCACTGACCACACCATTAGATACAATTGTGTTTGCGGTAATGACATTGGCCGTGGACACAAGTCGTGTCCACGTGTTGCCGACGTTGGAAAACTGATATGTTATGTTGTTGACAACAGTAATCTGGCCGTTCGTCGGCGATACTGGGAAGGCCATTTTCTATCCTTTATTGCATACTTATCACGATTTCGATAGTGCCTTC